CGAGAAGATACCTCCCCAATCACGGTCAGTACGGTCCAGAGTGGTCCTGCTTTCGGCCAACCTAAGCAAGATTGAAACAAATGACAACCAAACCTAAAAAACCTTTAATAGGGGCAGTTAAACCACGATTAGAAAACACTCCACTTAACACAATAAATCGTGGCGAAGAAGTTGCAGAGCTTGCAGCTTCTATTGGTATGCCATTAATGGAGTGGCAACGTTACGTATTAGATGATTTATTAAGTATTGATGAGAATCACCAGTTCATACGAAGATCAAGCTTACTTATAGCTGCAAGACAGGTAGGTAAGTCTCATATTGGTCGCATGCGCTCTATTGCAGGCCTTGTCCTATTCGGTGAGAAGAACCAGTTAATCATGTCTTCTAATAGATCAATGGCATTAACTAACTTTCGAGATATCTGTAATATCTTTGAAAATAACGATCACCTGGGTAAACAGGTTAAACAGATCAGATACGCAAACGGTACTGAGTGTATCGAGATGCGAAACGGTAACCGCCTAGATGTTGTAGCTGCTACCCGTGATGGTTCACGTGGTCGCACAGCTGACTTCTTATGGATTGATGAAATACGCGAAATAAACCCCGAAGCCTTCGCGGCTGCTTTGCCAGTAACACGCGCCCGGCCTAATTCGCAGACCTACCTGTCTTCAAATGCAGGCGACGCCTTCAGTTTGACCTTAAATGATTTAAGAGAAAAGGCTTTAAGTAATCCACCTGCAAGTTTTGGATTTTATGAATACTCAGCGCCACAATGGGCAGCTCTCGATGATCGTAAAGGCTGGGCGATGGCTAACCCATCTTTAGGCATAATGATTACTGAAGAAGCTATTGAAGAAGCGCTATCTGTAAACACAGTGGAAAACTTTCGTACCGAGACCCTTTGCCAGTGGATTGACAGCTTACAAAGTCCTTGGCCTCATGGATCTGTTGAAGCTACAAGTAATAAAGATCTAGTCCTATCCCCTGGGCCGCTAACTGTTATGGCTTTCGATATTAGCCCTAGCCGCCGAGATGCAAGTTTAGTTATGGGGCAAGTAACTCCCGAAGGTAAGTTTGGAGTTTGCGTACTTGAAACCTTCCATAGCCCTGTAGCAGTGGACGAATTACAAATTGCGGCGAGAATCAAGCACTGGTGCGATCTTTACTATCCAAGGGTGGTTTGCTACGACAAGTACACCACCGCCAGCGTTGCTAGTCGCTTGGAAAGATCAGGAGTACAAGTTCGAGATATTAGCGGCCAGACCTTTTACCAAGCCTGCTCGGATATGCACGATCAGCTAGTAAACGGCAGGTTTGTCCATTCTGGGCAAGATGCTCTAATCCAGCACATGCAAAATTGCGCCGCAAAAACAAACGATAGTGCCTGGAGAATTATCCGACGTAAATCTGCAGGCCCGGTGGATATTGCCATAGGCCTAGCCATGGTTATACATATCCTGGTTCAGCCCCAAGACGCGGCAAAGATATATAGCGACACGTAGCAAGATAACGGGAAATGTGCTTGACATTTTTGAAAAAATTAACTCATGGGATTACTGCAGACTTTAGGCCTACGAGCCGATAATAAGGTAGAAGCTCAATTAGCGCCTGCCGTAATGAGTAATGGCTTTGGCTACGGCTACGGATCATATAACAATGGACTTAATTTTGGTGTCGGTGGAATATCTAGAGAAGCTGCCGTCCAAGTACCAGCTGTTAATGCGTGCCGTAATTTAATTACCGGAGTAATTGCATCTTTAGATTTAGAATTATACAGATCTTCTACAGGTGAAGAATTAGGTAAACCACTTTGGTTAGATCAACCTGATTTAAGACAACCACGTGCAGTAACAATGGCATACACTATTGATTCGCTTATATTTTACAATGTCGCTTACTGGAGACAAACTGAGCAATACGCAGACGATGGACGTGGATCACGTTATGAGTGGATCGCTAATAGTCGCGTAACTTTTAACACTAATAACATGGGTACAGTTATTGACCAATACTTTGTAGATGGAATTGCTGCACCAATGTCAGGTAACGGCAGTTTGATTACTTTCCAAGGAATTAACGCAACTGGAATACTGCAAGCAGGCGCTCGTACTATCCAAGCCGCTTTAGATATTGAAAGAGCGACAGCTGTAAGTGCTGCAACTCCAATGGCTACTACTGTGCTAAAAAACTCTGGTGCAGATTTACCAGAAGCGCAAATCTCTGGATTACTTGCATCATGGAAAGCAGCACGTCAATCACGTAGCACTGCTTATCTAACTTCTACTTTGTCAGTAGAAAATATTGGATTTTCTCCGAAGGAAATGACTTACAATGAAAGTTCACAGTTCTTAACTACTCAGGTTTGCCGTTTGTTTGGTGTACCTGCGTGGATGCTGTCAGCTTCAATGGATACGTCAATGACTTACCAAAATATTTTAGATTCTCGTAAAGAGTTTATGGCTTACACATTACAGCCATATATAACTGCAATCGAGACACGTCTATCAATGAACGATATGACCGCTAACGGCAACATAGTTAAGTACGCAGTAGATGACACTTTCCTACGCGCCGATGCTATGCAACGTCTAGCAGTAACCGAAAAACTTCTTCAGCTTGGCTTAATTGATATTAATCAGGCTAAAGAGATGGAAGACCTAACTCCCGAAGGCAACGAAAGCCCAGAGATAAACGAGGTAATGGATTAATGGATAAAACAATGCACTTAACCTTCGCTAGCACAATTGAGAGCAGCGATACTCAGCGCCGCATAATTGCAGGCGTTGTATTGCCATTTAACAAAGTAGGCAACACAAGCGCAGGCCCGGTTATATTTGAAAGCGGATCAGTACAGATCCCAGATGCCAAGCGCATTAAATTATTAGCGCAACATAATCAAACCGATCCAATCGGCCGCGCTCAAAACTTCCAAGTTACCCAGGACGCTATCTATGGCACTTTTAAGATCAGCGCTAGCTCTAAGGGTACAGATTATTTAACACTGGCTTCAGAAGATCTAATTAGTTCTCTTTCAATCGGTGTAGATGTATTAAAAGCGAAAGCAAACGCAGACGGCGTATTAATCGTGTCTAGCGCAGTAATGAAAGAAGTTTCCTTAGTCGAATCCCCTGCTTATGCAGATGCGGTTGTAACTAAGGTGGCTGCTAGCGAAAGTGAAGCAGAATCCGAAGCAACACCAACTCAACCAACTACCGAAAGTGAGGCCATCTTGGATACAACTCCAGAGGCAACTACAACCCCGGCAGAGGTAACTCCAGTAGAGGCCGCACGTCCGACAATTAGTGCTTCCTTCTACACAGAGCCACGCTCTCCAATTAAGACACAAGCACAAATGCTAGAACACAGCATTAAAGCAAAATTAGGTAATCACGAATCCCAACAATGGGTATTAAAAGCAGAAGCAGATGTAGCAAAGTTCTTAACAGCTGCAGATGATTCATTTACAACTAACCCAGCATTTTCTCCAGTTCAATATGTACCTACAGTAGTAGATACTCTTATTGGCGCACGTCCAGCGATTGATGCAATCGGATCAAAGGCCCTAGGTCAATCTGGCATGGTGGTATCAGTTCCTAAGATCACTACTTCAGGTACTGTTGCAGAGACCGCAGAAGGCGCTGCACCTTCAGAGACTGGAATTATCTCTAGCTATGTAAATCTAACTGTTAAAAAATACAGTGGATTACAACGCTACAGCCTTGAGATTTTAGAAAGATCAGATCCAAGCTTCTTTGCAGCCATGTTAGATAACATGACACGCGCTTACAACAAGGCAACAGATTCAGCCGTAATTGCAGCATTAACTGCAGGCGGTACACAAGCTACAGCAGTAGCAGCCGATTCAGCTGGAATCATTTCTTACGTATCAACACAAGCACCAGCTGCTTACCTTGCAACAGGTGAGTTAGCAACTAAGTACATAGCAGGCACTTCACAGTGGTCTCTATTACTTGGCGCTACTGATACAACAGGTCGCCCAATTTACAACGCTGCTAACCCAATGAACAATGCAGGTGCTTCTGTACCTACTTCATTACGCGGCAACGTGCTTGGCTTAGATCTATACGTAGATCCAAACGCAGTAGCAACTACTATTGATGAGTCTGCATTTATTGTAGTTCCATCTTCAGTATCAATCTACGAATCACCAATCCTTCGCTTCTCAACAAATATCCCAACTTCAGGCGAGATCGAGACATCACTTTATGGCTATATGGCTGTTGGTGTTTTGGTTGCAGGTGGCGTACGACGTTTCAACCTAACCTAATAAGTTAGTTAATTAAAGAATCTCTAGGGTCTAGTAGCCCTTGGCCCTAGAGAGCTATTCAGAATAGGAGTACAAAGATGGCTGCTACTTATGTAACTGTTGCAGAGCTAAGAAGCAATTTAGGAATCGGTACTTTGTACTCCGATTCAGACGTGGAAAGCGTGTGTTCTACGGCTGAGGATTTAATAAATCAATATTTATGGTTCAATCGCGCACCAGTAGTAGGTACTTCATTAACTAACAATGTTGCTACTGTTATGCTCGCTAATCCTGGTATTTTTGTAACAGGTCAAAGCGTAACGATTGCTGCAAGCGGAGTAACTTTCAATGGCACTGTAACAATTACTGGCACTTATCCAATGGGCGGTAATACAACTTTAATTCCTGCGGCTTGGTGGAGTTGGGCTTACCAGGCTTTTCCAACTGGCTACTCATTTATTCAATATTCAAAAACAGCTAGCGATGAACCTTTCCATCGCGTGCTGCCATATGGTACGGCAACCGGGCCTGACCACAAGACAGCTACCTACGCTAACACCCCTGCTATCCGTCAAGCAGCCATGATTGTTGCCGTAGATGTGTGGCAAGCCCGGCAGGTTTCACAAACTGGTGGCAACGGCATGGACGGATTTACTCCATCGCCTTACCGCATGGGTTATCAATTAATTAACCGAGTACGCGGATTAATCCAGCCGTACGCTAATCCTTTATCGCTCATAGGCTGATATGTCAGCTGCAATAACTACTCTTAGATCCACACTAGCTACTGATCTAGCGAACCCTGGTGTCTGGTCAACCTTTGCCTACCCAGCACCGACACTTCTCGCAAACAGTGTTTCAATTATTCCGTCTGACCCATATATCGTGCCAAGCAATAACGATTACTCAACTATCGCACCATTAGCCAATTTTAAGATTCTTATAGCTGTGCCTGCCTTTGATAACCAAGGCAACCTTGCCGGAATAGAAGACTTTATTGTAGCTGTATTTAACAAGCTAGCCGCTTCTAGCCTGGCCCTTAACGTTACTAGCACTTCTGCACCGTCAATCATTAGTGCAGCTAGTGGAGATCTACTAACAGCCGAACTAACCGTATCTACCCTTACTACTTGGAGTTAAACATGACACCAGAAGAAATAGCCTTCTTAATAAAGATAGGCCAGATAGATGCACCACCTAAAGCAACCAAGCCAACCGCAGTACCTGATCTAGAGAAGGAGTAACAATGGCAATAGTATTAAATAACACCGTTTCGGTTACGTTAAATAGCGTAAACCTAAGCGATCACATTACTTCAGTAAGCATTAACCAAGCGTTCGATGAGCTAGAAGTAACCGCTATGGGCGATACTGCACACAAGTTTGCTAAGGGCCTAGAGGCTTCAACTATCACTCTAGACTTCTTAAACGATACAGCTGCCGCAAGTGTTAACGCAACACTAGCCGCTGCTTACGGTACAACTGTACCTATCGTAATAAAGCAATCAAGTGCTGCCGTATCAGCAACTAACCCATCATATTCGACAACAATTTTGGTTAATAACCTACAAAACATTAACGGCGCTGTAGGCGATATCTCAAACCAATCAATCACCTTTACCTGCAACAGCGTCATCGTTGTAGCAACTTCATAAGGAGAACTAATGGCAAAGCTAAAGATAACAAGGGCTAACGGCGAAGTATCTGAACACAAGATTACGCCGGGTGTCGAATACGCTTTCGAAATTAAGCACGGCGCTGGAATCTCTAAGATCCTACGCGATCACGAAAGGCAGACCGAGATCTATTGGTTAGCTTGGGAATGTTTGCGTAGGGCCAACGTGGTAGTGCCAACCTTCGGGCTGGACTTCATAGACACGTTAGAGACCGTAGAGGTATTGGACGACGAAAAAAACTAATAGGGCGCGGCAGTTTCATTTACTCGGTAGCCCAGCTATCAGTAGAGACAGGGATCGCGCCTAAAGAGTTTATCGAGATGGATACAGAGATGTTGCAAGCCATCGTAAAGGTTTTACAAGACAGAGCAAAGGAGATCAAAAATGCCAGAGCCAGTAAACGTGGTCGGCGTTAAAGATGTCCTTAATGGGCTGACCTTTATAGATGAGAACATGCGCACAAAGATTCGCACAGCTATTGATCCTTTAATGCGTAATGTCGCTATTAAGGCTAAAGGTTTTGTGCCTAATGATGGAAGTGTCCTGTCCGGCTGGAATAAGCCAAGCGGTGCTAATTTAGGCTATCGGCCCTTTCCTAGCTTTAACTCAAATACTGTTAAGGCTGGTATTGGCTATAACCCAGGAGAAAACAAAACTACTCGCAACGGTTTCAAAGTAAGCAACTATGTTTACAACGTTAGCCCTGCCGGATCAATCTATGAGATCGCAGGCCGCTTAAATCCACAAGGCCGCGCACCGTTTGAGTTTAGAACGTCTCAAGGTGAAGGTGGTACATATTCTAAGAAGTCAGCAAGAAGTAAAGCGCTAACCGCTTACAACTCAAATAACCCTTTCGCAAGCCAACAATTTATAGCTGCTTTAGAGCCAGTTACTTCTCAGCCTAAGATCAAAGATGTCAAAGGCGGTGGCCGTAAAACTAAAGGCCGCTTGATCTATAAAGCTTGGGCACAAGATAGCGGCAAGGTATTCCAAGCAATAGTGGATTCCGTAAACGCTTCAGCTACAGACTTTAACCGCATGACAGAAATTAAAGTTAAGAAGGTTGCATAGTGGCCAATATATACGTAGCCGCCACCGCGACCTGGAACGGTAACGCCCTTAAAAAAGGTAAGAAGGACGTATCAAGTTTTGAAAAGAGCATTAAAAGCCTAGGTAGGACGCTCGGCTTATCTTTAGGTACAGCTGCATTAATTAACTACAGTAGAAACGCGGTTAAGGCTTTCGCGGCTGATGAAGCAGCTGCTAAGGCGTTAGAACTTCAGTTAAACAATACCGGCTACGCCTTTTCTTCTCCTGGTGTTGAACTTTACATAGCCAATTTACAGAAGGCTACGGGCGTATTAGATGACCAACTACGGCCAGCATTACAAACAATCCTTACAGCTAGTGGATCATTAACTCAGAGCCAAAGAGCGTTAGCCGTTGCCTTAGATGTATCGGCCGCTACTGGTAAATCTGTCGTAGAAGTCAGCGCGGCTATGGCTAAAGGATTCTCTGGACAAACTACAGCTCTTACCAGATTAGGCGCTGGATTAAGCAAGACCACGCTAGCAAGTGGCGATATGAATGAGATCCTTGATGAATTACAAACAAAGTTCTCAGGTCAGGCTTTAGCTAGATTAGATACTTACACTGGAAAGATGGATCAATTTAAGGTTGCTTCGGCTGAAGCTTCTGAAACTATTGGTAAAGGTATTTTGGTTGCACTGTCTCAAATAGGCAAAGATAAGAACTTAGATCAAGCAACGGCAGCGATGAATAGTTTTGCTACTTCTATCTCTAACGTGATTATTGGCCTTGGTGTGATGATAGGCAAACTAACTAGTATTGCTCAGAACTCAGGATTAACTAAACTTTTAGGCTTTATTGTAGATAGCTCTATACCCGGCATGATCGCTAAGTTAGGCGCTAGATCAGCCGCGGATCTAAACGCCCCTAAATCTAACTTCACTTACAGCCTAGGATCAGGCGCGGCTACTGAGATAGCTAGAGCCACAGAGATCAAGAAGATTAAAGAAGTTAATAAATTACGTACAGCCGAGAACGCTTTGCTTACAAAGAAAACAGCTGTAGATGCCCTAAAAGATAAGTTTGACGTAGAACGTATTGGCCTAATGGCTGCTCTTAATGCTGCAACAGATGAGGAAACAAAACTACGCATTAGAGGCCAGTTAGCAATCCTAGATAACAATGAGGCCTTGGCTAAGAAGATATTAGCTGAGATGGCGGCCGCCGAAGCTGCTAAAAAAATGGCAGAAGATATGGCAAAAAGCGCTTCAGAATTAGAGAAAGCATTTAGGGAAACTATCGCTCGCCTAGCTATTTATGACCCAGTACGCAACATAGCACCAGGTCAAACTGGTGGATCATTTTCTAACTTTCCTATGGCCTATGAAAATGATAATAGTTTATTTGGCCCTAACTCGGTCGGTACAAATCCAACACCAGTAAACGTAACCTTAGAACTAGCCCCTAATGCTGGAGAGTTTGGCCAACTAATCTACAACTCATTTTTAATGAATCAGAAAAACGGTTTAACTCAAACTGTAAACGGTGGCTTATGACACTTCCGGTAATTAATGCGTTTATTAACTTCTCTACTGGGCCTAGCTTTGCTCAGGCTTTTATCTTAGATCAAGGTATATTGGACACTAACGTATTGGCAGGATCGAATTACGTAGTAGTAGATGTATCAGACCGAGTTAATTACGTTCAAACAGCTAGAGGCCGTAACCCTTTAAGCGATCAATTTCAAAATGGTGCTTTAACTTTACGCATAGTAGATCAAAACGGCGACTTTAATCCTCAGAATCCAGCTGGGCCTTATTACGAATTATTAACCCCTATGAAGAAGGTGCAGATAACTGCTACCTACTCAGGCGTTACCTATCCTATATTTTCAGGTTTTATTACTTCTTACTTAAATACTCAACCTCAAGATGCTACCGAGGTGGCCTATACAACTATCACAGCTGTAGATGCTTTTAGACTTGCACAGAACGCACAGATAACTACCGTTACAGGTGCTACAGCTGGAAACTTAGCAGGTACTCGAGTAAATCAAATATTAGACCAAATCTCATGGCCTGCCACTATGCGCGATGTAGACGCAGGGTTAACTACTATGCAGGCAGATCCCGGCACGGCTCGCACTTCTCTAGCGGCTATGCAAACTGTCGCAGATAGTGAGTACGGGGCTATCTATGTAGATGCTTCAGGTTCTTTTGTATTCCAAGATCGCACGGTAACTGCTACTTCAATAGGCGGCACGCCAACACTTTTTGCTGATGACGGTACAGGTATTACCTACGCCAATGCGGTATGGAAGTTAGACGATACTTTAATCTTTAACTCAGCTAGTGTTACTAGAACTGGTGGCACTGCCCAGGTTGCCACTAACCAGGCTTCAATAGATAAATACTTTATTCACTCCTATTTCTTAGACAATCTATTAATGCAGACCGATGCCGTAGCGCTGGATTATGCCCGGGCTTACGTCGCTTCTAGGGCTGAGACTTCTATTCGCTGTGATGCTATTACTTTAGATTTATATACCCAAGACTATAACTCAGGGATTATTGCAGCTTTAGATCTGGACTTCTTTGATCCGATCACAGTTATTACAACTCAACCAGGTGGATCAACCCTAGATAAGACCTTACAGATTTTCGGAGTAGCTTTTAATATCACCCCGAATAGTTGGAAAACTACATTTACAACACTAGAGCCAGTAATAGATGCGTTCATTTTGGATAACTCTATTTACGGCACTTTAGACAATAACGTACTAAGTTACTAAGGAGAAAAAATGGCAGCTGGACAAGGTTTTAAGGATTTTCAGACAGGCGAGGTACTAACCGCCGCCGATGTTGATGGTTATTTAATGCAAGGTATTTGGGTATTTGCTAGCGCGACAGCCAGAGATGCAGCCGTAACCTCACCACAAGAAGGCAATTTTGCTTATCTAAAAGATACTAATACAACTACTTATTACACCGGTAGTGCTTGGACTAATTTAGATACGACAGGCATGGTCAACCCGATGACCACTACAGGCGACACTATTTATTCTTCACCAGGATCTACCCCAGTAAGACTTGGAATCGGATCTACCGGACAAGTTCTTACCGTAGCTGGTGGAGTTCCTACCTGGGCTACAGCTGGCGGTGGTGGTGGTACTTGGGCTGCATGGACACCAACATTAACCAATTTAACTTTAGGTAATGGCACTGTTACTGCAAGATATGTACAAAGCGGCAAAACAGTAGATTTCTATGTAAAAATTGTTTTAGGTTCTACTTCCTCAGTTGGCACAGAGCCAAGAGTAACTTGGCCTGTAACTCCTGCTAATACAACAGCTGCACAAAACGCTTTAATTAACTATGTATATGAGGATAGCGGCTTATCTAGATACTACGGGGCAAGCGATCCAATTACTAACAGCACTACAGAGTTTAGATTCTGTGTGCAAAATGCTTCAGCTACTTACGTATACAGCACACAAATTACAAGCTCTATCCCAATTAGTTGGGGTACAGGAGATACTTTCTACGCTATGGGAACATACGAGGCCGCATAATGACATTTATATTAAATAGCAATTTTGAAGATGCAACCGATTCTATTAAATGGGATCAGATCCGTATATGGCGTGATGAAGAATTACGCCTAAGCGATTGGACACAATTAACAGATGCGCCAGTAGATAAAACTGCTTGGGCAGAATACCGTCAAGAATTAAGAGATTTACCAGAACAGGGTGGATCGCCAGATGAAGTTACTTTCCCGAATAAACCATAATGCTTACTTCTGCTAACGGCTGGACAGCTAGTAAAGATCCAGCCGAGATAGATATTAAGAGCTATACCGTGCCGGGTACTAAGATCAAATTGCGTTGCGCTGAGGCGTGTGCGCCACTTCTTATTACCTTTGCGGCAGAGTTTCACTCACACGTTGAGCCAATAGATGAAGGCGCTCTCGATGACTGGGGATACGCATTTCGTCCCATACGCGGAGAAACTACAAAGTTAAGTAATCACAGCTCAGGTACAGCTATAGATCTAAACGCGCCTAAACACCCATTGGGTGCGAGTGGCACTTTTACACCTATGCAAACCGTATTAATCCAAGCACTAGCTAAGAAGTACGGCATTAAATGGGGCGGAGATTACAAGAATAGAAAAGATGAAATGCACTTTGAAATAGATTTAACGCCTGCAAAGGCTGCAGCGTTAATAGTCAAGTTAGGACTAAAACATGAACTATAAGCAAATGTTTTTATCATGGCTAAGAGCTTCAGTTGCTTCAGCTGGCGCTCTATATATGGCAGGCACTACAGATGTAAAAACTCTGGCATATGCCCTGCTATCTGGATTAATTGGCCCTGCTCTTAAATGGCTGGATACTTCAGCTGTTGAGTTTGGCAATACCAAGAAGTAAATGAAATGGCTATTAGGGTTATTGATTATGTCTTTAACCCTAACTAGCTGTGGCTACCAAGGGTGGATTAGATATGAGTGCCAAGAATATGCAAACTGGGAAAACCCAGAGTGCGTACCGCCTGCGTGCAAGGTTACCGGTACATGCACGGCCGATATTCTCGGAGATACCCTTAAAGAAAAAGCATAAAGAAAGACTAGATCCACAAGATATACATGCAAGATTAATTCTTATGATCGGTGGCACGTTAGCCCTAACCTTTTTAATTGTCAGCGTTGGCGTTGTATATGCGCTGATCTTTGTAACTCAACCGATTGGCGCACAAGCCCCTAATGATGCGGCCTTTATTGATCTGCTAAAAACTCTAGCTATATTCTTAACAGGATCTTTAGGCGGTGTACTAGCTGGTAATGGGTTAAAGCCAAAGGATAAACCTAAACTACCGCTCTAGACTTAGCCTTGGCGCTGGCCTTTTAGGTCGGTTAGTAATTGCAGAAGCTACTAGATCTCTTTGACTTAATTCTTCACTACTAGCTTGGATCGCCGCCCGAGATGTAGGGCTTTTAAGCCAATCCTCATTTAATAGATATAGATCCTTTGCCCTAGTTACCTGAGCTAATAGATTTTGGATCTGATCGCCATTAATCGTAATCTCAAACTTCTTCACGTTAGCGCCTTGCCTATCCCCTGGCTCAGATTGGCTCATTACAAGTAAGAGATCACCGGGGTTTATGACAGATTCATGCTCACCAAAAACGTAAGCGGCCATGATGGACTTAAAGTTGACTTCACTCGTAGCCCTTATGCGGCCTGAGCTGTTCATAGATACCCCGATGGCTCTTACCTGGCGTGGCGATGCTTGACCATTGTCAGTGGTAGCACCTACCATTTTCCTAACGCGAATCGTAGGGATTCGCTTATCACTCAGGCAAGGGGTTTGGCAAACTAAGCAGCAAAATAATGTAGATTATTGGACGTTTTTGAAAATCCGCCTTTCTACATTATGTAAAGTAATTATCGGCGATTACACGCCTATAACTACCGCTATTGATTTTGTTTAGCCCCTTATCCATGAGTGTATATGGAAAGGGCTACATAACATGGCAATAGAAAAAGTGCTA